CTTCATTTTATGCTTTGTTAAAAAACGGTTTTACACAAGCTGTTGATGGCTCATATCAAGGCACATTTGCTGCTTATGTAAATACAGGCATAGCATTTGTTGCAGGCACAACGGAAAACGATTCCTTAGCAACATTGCTCAGCGGGGCTACGGAAGTAACAAGTGCCCTGCAATACAACGCTTGGACGCAAGACTTGGCTATTTCAAGCAATACAATAGCTTGGACGCGCCAAAACTCTATTAATCTTATCAGGGTATCAAATACTAGTACGCTTAATACCTTGACTGTTACAGGAGTGCAGGATGGTGATATGGTTACGTTGACTACCAACGGAAACGTGGTAACGGTAACAAGTGCGGGAAACATTGGCGTAATTTCAAGTTTCATTTTTACCACAGGCAGCTCGCTTGACCTTTATTGGAATGCAGGTAGTAACAATTGGATAGAACTTAATCGTTCTGTTGCACCGTTGACAACCAATACAACAGTAGTGGTGGCAGCGGCAGGCATTACACTTTCCCTTAATCCTGACACAGACGCAAGGTATCAAATATTTACCGGCACAGGGGTGCTACTAGGCAACAGCGCAATAAGCGCCACATCGGCTCCTGATGGCTTTCAATGGTACATTGATTACCGTTGCACCTTTAGCGGCACATCAACATTCTCTGTGTTTGGCATTACTATGACGGTAGAGCAAACATTGAATGGCAATAGCCTGTTTTTAGCTACCTATGACACCACTTTGGCAGATTACAGGGTAGAGCAAGTATTAAACTTTGAGGGATTGCTTGGCACCAATATTATTACCGATGCCAATATTCTTTCTTTAAGTGGCTCAAAAATTACTGGTAGCATACCAAGTGGCACTGTGCCACAAATAAGCCCAAGTAAAATTATTGTGCCTAGTGCATCATTAATATTGGGCAATGGCAGCAATGTAGGCGCAGCAGTTGCTTTGACAGGAGATGCAAGCATTACCAATGCAGGTGTGATTACTGTGCCACAAAAAACCGTGGCTTTTGCAGACGGTGCTGGATTAGCAGCGGCTACCCCTGAGTTTGTAGGACAAGTGGCGGTACAAACAAATACAGGCGTGGGGTATTATGGCGCAGGCACAAGTCTAGGCGCATGGAACCCATTGCAACAATTTGGAACTATCTCTACTTTTGTGGTGTCTATTTCTTCTTCCCAAGTTTTATCGCTTAACAGTGTGCCACAACAATTAGTGGCGGCACAGGGCGCAGGAATGGCAATAGAAGTAATTTCTGCTATTGTTAGCATAGACTACAACACAACCCCTTATGCTACGCATACCGGATTAAGAATACTGACTAACACTGCAACAATAATGCAAATGTCGGCTACTTTCCTAAACAAAACCGTATCAGCAACAGCTAACCTTATCAAAGAAGCGGCAACAGGAGCTGCCGATACGCAAATAATAGCCAACGAGCCAGTATTGCTAACAGTTGGTGGTGGCGACCCAACAGCGGGTGATAGCAACATTACAGTATATGGTACTTACAGGGTTTGGTCACTATAAATAAAAGTATGCAATGCCAATATCCACAAATGATATTAAGGAAACTGTTGAGAAAATAATTCTCAAAGACCAACAGGGTTATTTAAACTCCGAGCAGTACAACCGTATCATTAACCAAGTCGATAAAAAACTGTTTCAATATTACTACAAGATTTACGAGCAAACACAAAACGTGGTGGATAGCATGAAGCCATTTATCACTCCCGTAAACCTTGCAGTAAATCCCGATGGCACTCTTGTGTTGCCATTGGATTATGTCCACAGGCTAGAGCTAGGGTACATCAAAGCAGTCAACCCCGTATATACCGTTTATAGCTCATTTGCGGCATTGCAATGCGACATACAGCCCCGTGGCAATTATGGCTTAGATAGTTCAAGCATGGTGTTTTATAAAAGCACCGGCAAAGCATGGGTAGCAGTGCCACCGTTGTCCCCTGAGATAACATATGTTCCCATTGATTACATGAACTCCAATGAAGTGTTTTACACACTTAGCTCACCTATCCGCAAGCCAAACCTTGCCAAAAACATAGCTAGGCACGAGGAATTGGACAACACTATAAAAGTGTACCCAATTGATATGAAGCAAGTGGTGCTAAAATATCTCCGTAGGACAACGCAACCATTTTGGAATAGCACTCCTGTGTCAACAGCCAACGGTGATTTTGAGCAATACAATCCCGTGGGCAGTATTGATTTTGAATGGCAGTATGAAAATTTCCAAGATTTAGTAGATTTGGTAATGTTTTATATGGGTATGCAAACAAGAGAAACAGATTTGATTAAGTTTGCCCAAATGGATCAACAAGAACCGTTTATAAACAAGTAACATGACAGTAGGCGAATTTGTTGAACAGGTATTTATTTTGGTTGAGGGTGGTCAATTGACACAGGACACCAATATATTCCGAGAGGATATAAGGAACTATTTGCCTTCACTAGCCAATTACTTCATTACCAAGCAATACTTCATCAACAAGCAAGATGGGGAAAGCATAGTGCCTTCTGATTTTATTGCTACCTACGAAGATGTGGAAGTGCTGTACGATGACCGCAGGGGCAAAAGTTATATTGAGCTACCTGTGCCATTGGTTACATTGCCAAAAGATATGGGTTTGCAAATGGTGTCCCCAATGAAAGGCACTTATACTTTTGCCAGGCTACCAATACAAGCGGAGCAACACATGGCAACGGTGTATCAAAATGTGCCCGACACTGTTTGGTATATGCTTGAGGGAGCCAAAGTATTTTTGATTAACATACCCAAAGAAGTGGAAACATTGCTTGTTAGGACAGTGGTTAACATACACACCCTTTCGGACAATGATTATTTTCCTATCCCTAGTGGCGATGTTGTGGCTGCATTGGACAAATGTGTTGAATTTTTCTTGAAGCAAAAGGGGATTATGCCTGACCAAGGCAACGATAACAGGGAGGCTATACGATGATAACATTGACAGAAATAGCACAAGATTGCTGCATGGAAGCCGGTGACGACAGTTACAAGCTGCAATACAGGATGACCAAGTTTTGCATAAGGGCATTTGCGGAGCTAAACACCTATGTCAACCCAACCAATGTATCTCATTTGATGCCGGTTCACCCCAATAGGACGGTGGATTTGCGCAATGACTGTTTGAAAGTATGGAAAGTGGGCATCCTTGTTGATGGCAGGATAATCACCATGGGCATTGATAACACCCTATCCGATATTGTTGTTGACCCGTGCCCTTGTGAAACCATTGATGAAGCCAATGCACGCATTGAGGAGCTTGCATTAGGCACAGAATTGGGCACTGTGCCCTTTGGCAACGTGTGGGCAGGTAACGTACCCATCGGCACATTTTTTGGCATAGGAGCAGGTTTTAATGGCTTGGGCTATTACAAAGAGGATTATGCTAACAAAAGGATTATCCTTGAGCCACATTTTGACAGTATTAAGTACCCTGAGATAGTGATACAGCAAAAAGTAAGTGGCTTGGGTAGCTCCATGAATGAGGTAAGGGATGAGCTAAGGCAGCCAATTATTGATTTTGCTTTGTCTAAGCACTTTATGAGCACCAGCCCACCATTGTCGGATAGGTATTGGAGGAACTGGATGGATTCAAGAAACCTTGTGAAGAAATTGATATATACCCATTCTTTGCAACAATTGCACGAGGACAATTTGAAGAACGATGTGAACGCTCCTAAGCGATGAACAACAAAAAAAGCAGTACCAATAAGATGAAAGGGTCTTTAGACCAAGACACCGACATTCTGAGCGTGAATGACGAGAATTACATTTATGCTCTTAACATTACACCAACGCAAGCCACTGGCACTTACGACAAAATAACAAATATTAGTGGAAACACCATAGTGCCTTTTGCGTTACCTTTTGGCAACAACAAGGTCATTGGGCAAGTGGTGGACAAGAAAATGAACACCATTATCTACATGGTGTGGAATAGCCAAAACAACCATAGCATATTAAGGTACTATTCGGATACCAACAGTATTCAGTTTGTGGCTCAATATGATTTCAAGTGGGAAGATAAGCCCATTACCAACATTAACCTAGTTGCAGGTCATTTGCTTTATTGGACTGATTTTGTGCCAAGAAAGATTGATGTTGATTTGGCAAACAATACGGGCAAAAAGTTCAAATGGAACTTGGTTGTTACTGATAAATTCTTTGCCTTAAATGCTTTCAATGGCACCGGTCAATCACAGAGCCACATTTTTAATGCTGGCACAACCATAGATGATGTATTTGCTTATTTAAATGCAAACAATACGTTTTCAAACTTTTTTCGCTCCTTGTTCACATACCAATTGTGCAATGGGGCATTGGAGATTGAGCAACTTACTCCACAAAACGGTGGCAATTTAACCACATTGGGTGGAGCGATATTTATTTCGCAAAACTTTTACCCCGTTATTACCGATAATTTAATTGATGCTGGAAAGGCTACTCAAAATATTCCACCTAGGGTTACATTAAAGTATGACCCATTAGCTGTATCAAACAATTTGAAAGACAAATTACCTTGGCAATTTAGAACAAGGTATGTGTATGACAATTATGAAAGGTCGGTACTAAGCCCATATTCAGATATTGCGGTAGATTCATGCGGAAGGGATTACAATTATATAATTATTGATTACACCGCAAACATACTTAACAATCCCGATACCATAGGGTTAATAAAACAAGTAGAAATATATGCCCGTGAGGGAAATGAAGCAATTGCCGGCAGCACCATAGGGAAAGATAAGTTGATAAAAATTATTGACCAAAACGAACTATGGTTACAATCCCAAACCATTGGGCTAAACACTTTTAATTTTTACAATGATGGCGTTTACTCTGTGTTGGACGATGCTAAAAGTTTTCAGCAATACGATTCTATTCCAATACGCCCAACGGATGAACAATATTCCATATCTCAAACATTTGCTTCCAACAGGCTTATGTATGGCAATTTTGTGGAGAATTACGAACAACCATGCGACAATTCCACGGTAACAGCAGAGTTTGTGCCATTGGAGTACAGGGTGTTCAGGCTTGACCTTGTTGTAAGAGTTGGTTGTTCAAGTCAATTTTTTGCCGGAGGATATTCAACAGGAACAGGAAGAATAGGGGCTATAATAAATCTTGGTCCAACATCTCTTGACCCACCCGTGCCTTCTATAAGCATGTTTGGTGGATGTTCAAATAAAAATATAGGAGCACCCGACCAAACAGACATAATGGGCACCGCTGCCGACCAATGGCTTCCTGAAAACGGATGGCCAATATACATAGCCAATACGGATTATTTTGCCATATCATCTCAATTGCAAAATACAGGTCTTGCGTATAATACCGACGGTTCAATAAAAGCAGAAAACGATACTCAAAAAGATTCAATTAAAAATTGGTATGATACCTATAATAGCCAAACTCAAACAGGGGACATGCTATCAAAAGCGTCTCTTATTGGGATACCTATTGGTAGGCATGTAATAAGGTTCGCTTCCCACCTATGTTCGTTTGAAGATAAAATGCAACGTGGACCAATGTACGACCTTAACAATGGTCGCTCATATCAGCAGACATCTACCTATATGTGGGGATTTTTCAATCCTGATAGTCCGAGTTACGACCAAATAGGCGACTATGAGATTGAGGTGTTTATTGATGCACAGGGTAATTACGAGATAAGCGCGCCTGGATATGGTGTTACCCGAACAGGGGTAGCATCGGCTGATGGAGAGATATTTTTAGGTGAGGCTATTGTACGCGATTTAACTAATCCTCAATTTAATTATCAATACGAAAGAGGAAAGGCTCCAAAAAATCAATTTAATACAATTAATGGATATTTGTATGATGGCAATTTTTTAAACCCAACCAACAATGGCCTTCCATCAGATATTAAAAAAGGAAGGGCAATAGAAGCGCAAATAGTTCAATTGTTAAATGCTGATTCGGCCTATCTATTGCAAAATCAAACTGCATATGATTATACAGATGTAGATTATGGATGCACAACTGACCATAATGGTTTTTTCTATTTTAGAAACTTCTATGAAAGTGTAGCAATAAGAGCTATTGGTGCCAATGGAAATTTTATAAAAACAGTTCTTGACAATTTTTTGATAGGTAATCTTAATAATTTAATTGCCGGAACTACTTATAACAACACAGTAAAAGTAGGGCCAGCCGATAATTATTGGGGAGTAAAAAACAAAACCACTCCAAGCAGCAATGATAGATTTGGCATTTGCAATACTATTGTATTGTACAACACCAATGTTGCATGGCATCAAAATTACCGTACAAGAATTAGTGGACAAGTCCAGAATACCGATGGCTCAGTAGTGCCAGGGGTGATTTGTTTGTATCAACGAACAGGATTTGGGGATACTACTGATGGCAATGGGGATTTTAATATTGTGTGTTATGCGCGAGCATTTAAAGGCACTTTAATTGGGTTACTATGGAATACCAATCAATTTATAGGATGGCAACAACAAAAACCAATTCAACAATACACATCAACAGAACCAGTAGGAAACGTTATTGATAATTTAATTTTAAATAGCGGCATTACGTGTTTAACATTAGGAGCAACAAATTACGCACTGGAGCTATTGCTTGAGATAAATTATTTTGTCACTCAGTACACAGATTTATTGCCATACAAACCGGCTTTTTTAAATCCAGTAGTTGCATCTAATGTGCCTGCCCATTTGGATAAGTACCTTAAAATGGGTGGCGTTTATGGGTTAGCAATGATGCCTATTGACAGAATTAATCGTCGGTGTGCTATTGTGGTAAAACCTCAATTAAAACTTCCATTTTGGACTGAGAACGTACAAAAATATTATCCATACCTTGCTTCACAGCAAGCAATAGGTGCAGTTAAATTTACCCTAAACCTTGTTGACAAACCAGAAATATGGGAAACGGAAAGATATTTTTTAAGGACCACTAACCAACGTCAACAAAACTTTTTGCAATTTCCTGCATTTGATATTAAATATGTCATAAGTTACGATACTACGGCAGCATCAACTACCAACCCTGCCGAAACCGTAATACAGGAAACAACTTACGAAACAAGGCAAGCAAATAGGATATGGATAGGCATACCAAAATCCATATTGGCATACAATAGATTTAAAACCGGCTCAAATAAATCATGGACATTTAGCGAAGGAGACAGGTTGATATTTAAAAACAATTTTGATGGTGCTTATTTTGCCGAATACATAAACGTATCTGTATTAGGAACATCGCCTGACCTTAATTATTTTATTATTGAAAGCCAAGATAGGTTTCCTCAATTAGAAAAAGGTGCAGTGTTTGAAATATATTCGCCAAATTTTAACGATATTCAAACGGAGCTATATTATGAGTTTCCAGTAGTTGTTCCTGTGCTTGACGCAGGCACTCCAAACAGAAGATTTGCCACAACAACGGTTGATTTAAACACGGGCGATACTTACCGAAGGGGCCGCATTGTTCCAATATTTGAAGGCGTAAATACTTCTTTAATAGAAGATGTGGCAGTAAGTGATTTTTACCCATCAACAGTGCAAGACATTGGAAGGTTTAATATTGACGACAATACTTTTGGTCAATTATTTAGAACCAATACGGTACGTTATTCCGAAAAATTCATAAACAACACTAAACTAAATGGGTTAAGTGATTTTCAGGGATTGAGCGAAATTACTACCCCAATGGATTTTGGAGCACTAAACAAATTGATATTAACTTCGGATGCTCCAAGCGACCCAGGCGGTATGTCTAATAGGCAGGTAATGCTTGCTATCCACGTCAACAAAGCAGCATCCATATACATAGGGGAAGTTGTATTCAGTGATACGGCTGGTAGCGCTACGGTGTCCACATCAGACAAAGTGCTTGGCTCAATTAGGATGCTCAAGGGCGACTATGGCACTGTTAATCCTGAGAGTGTGGTGGCTTATGATGGGCTTGTGTTTTGGTGGGATGCCATCAGGGGCAAAACGGTCCAATATGCTCAGGATGGGCTAACAGCGGTACAGGACTATAAAATGATTAGTGCCGGTGAAAGGTGGAAAAGCCAATATGGTGGACAACGTGCTTTTGGTATGATAGACCCATATAATTACACATACTACCTAACATTGGGCGACAGACAAAAGGAAACGGTAGGATTTAACTATGCAAAGAACGGATGGCAAAGCTATTATTCGTTCACTCCTGAAAATTATTCGTATATTGGCACTACATTGGTATCGTTCCGAAGTGGGGAGCTATGGCTGCATAACAGCAATGTGTTCAACAATTTCTACGGCACACAATATAGCAGTCAGGTAAGAGTGGTGAGCAACTTAGCAGAATTGACATTAAAATTGTTCTTTAACTTTAGAGAAGTGGCTAGTGGCAAGTGGTGGATGCCTGAGATAACAACGGTGCCCAACGCAAGTTACCCAACGGGAATGTTGTCAAGGCTAAAACCTGATAACATGAGCTTGAAGGAAGGTGATATATGGGGTTCGTTTTTGAAAGACATTAACGACCCTGCTTTCACGGGTCAGCCACCAATCAACGCTTTGCTAAAAGGAAGGAATTTGAGAGGAGAATGTCTTGTAATGACATTGCAAAACGATAGCACAGCACTAGCATGGATAAGGAGCATACAGGTATTTGTTAGCCCAAGTGAAAATACGATATAATGGCAGATGATTTAAGCACAGGCATAGGAGCGGCCACACAGATTGGTTCAGCCATCCCTTTTATTGGGGGCGCAATAGGCGCAGCGGGAAACATTTTCCAGCTAGTCAATGCTGCTAGCCAAAACAAAAAAGCCGACCAATTACAATCCCAATACCAAAGGCCCACAAGGACTATAAGCCCTGCCATGCAACAGGCTATGTCTATTTATCAAAACCTTGCAGGGCAAAGGATGATGCCAGGGCAGCAAAACACCCAAAACCAAATAGGGGCTAACACGGCTCAGGGCATCAGGGCTATCAGCCAAACAGCGGATAGCCCAGCGGCACAGTTGGCAGCAATAAGCGGGTTGGTGGGCAAACAGAATGATAGCTACAACAACCTTGGCGCACAGGCAGCCCAATGGCAAAACCAAAACCAACAAAATTTGGCAGGGTTTAATGCAGGAGCCATGAATACTGAGCAACAGAACAATTGGCAATACAACCAATATGCGCCTTATGCAGCGGCAGGAGCCGCAGCCAGTTCGCTCAGGGGAGCTGCTATGCAAAACCAAAACAATGCGGTGCAAGGGTTGAGCAATGTGTTTATCAATTCGCTCAAAGGCTACCAAGGGCTAGGCACTAAAAATACTAATCCAGGGAAACTTGATACTTCCATGGTAACATGGGGGCAACAGCCAACAGGCTCACAATCTACAAGCATGCTATTGCCGGCACAACCTTTAACAAGTAGGCCAGCCAATAACATACCAAATGATATACAAGGCTATTACCCAACAGACCAATTGGCTCCAAATACCCCTGATTACTTTACTAACTTGCAAGACCAATCTATTGGGCTATGATACAAGGCAATCCAAGCATAGACCCTAATTTCATTGATGCCGCAGGCACTATTGGCCAAGGGGAGGCACAGATATTGCCTAACGTATATGATTTGGGCAAAGACGTAGCTTCATTAGTACCTAAGCCTGTTAAACCTGTAACCATTAACCCAACATTGCCCAAGACAGGCGGTTGGAGCGTTGACCAACCAGAATTGGGCACACACTATAACAACCTAGCATCATTTGCTGCCAAAAATGCGGCAGGTCCAAATAAAATTGATGTTACCAATGCGGCTCAATCACCAGAAGGATGGAGATTGTATAACCAAGGCACAAATGAATATTTGCAAAATGTGCAAAAATCCACTCAGGATGAAGCGTTGTATAATGCAGCCATTAAGCAAGCTTCTGATTTAAAAAGCCAAGAGAAAATAGAAAACTATGATGACTATTTGAAAAGCCTAAGTGATTGGAAAGCTCAGGGTTTGGCAAGGAAAGATATTCCTATGCCTAAAACAAAGACACCCGAATTTAACGAGGGAAAATACATTAAAGAATATGTGCCTCAAATAAAAGCAGGCGATGTGTCTGAAACAAAATCAACCCATAATAAGAAAACTAATCGAATAGAAAACTTAACAACAACTAGCTATTCATTGCCAAACCAACTACAACACGCACATGATTATTTGCTAACACCAGAAGTAGCGGCATATAATCAAAAGCAATTTGATGCGTTATCGCCCGACCAACAAGATTTGTATAAAGGAATTGCTGACCAAGCAAACCAAAAAGCAGATGAGAAAATTTGGGCAGAAAACCCACAATACCAAGGCAAAGCATTGTCCGATTATAATCCCATAGAAGCATTTGTAGCAGATAAGAAATTGCAGCCACATTTTACTACTAAATCCCAATGGGGTAGCAATAGCATCCCGCAACAAACAGGCGCAGGGGCAGGAGCAAACAAAACAACCGTAGTAACTCCTTCTCAAGGTGGCCAATTTATATATGCCAACATTGGAGGGAAACCTATTTCTACTGACCAAACTACTGTTTACGATGTGGGCAAAGTAGGTGGTAACAAAAGTGTTCAGTTTACCCCTACTATGGTTTTTGATTCCCAAACGGGTGTAAAAAATAATAAGCCTGCATTTCCTATTAAAGGAACAATAAACAGGCTAATAGGCATCCCTAATAAAATTGGTTGGGATGGCCAACCAGAAAAAGGATGGGATGGCAAAACAAAAGATTGGTTTGCTGAAATATCTGTGCCATTAAACGCAAATGATGTAAAAAAAGAACAACAAAGTGTATTTGCGGAAAACGCAAAACTAGATAACAGCGACCCTAACAAAGAAAAATGGGACAGCCCAAGTGATGTTCCAGAAGAAAGGTTGCAATCACAAAATAAGCTTGTTGTTGTTCCTGCTTCTGACATAAAACAAACGCTAACAAATTCTAAAATTGAGCTGCAAGGATGGGATCAAAATGCGCCATCAACTAAGCCAACATCAGCCACTCAAAAAGCAGGAGCGCCAATAAAAGTAACAAGCAGGGAACAATACGACAAAATACCAAAAGGAACGCCAATTATTGATGCACAAGGAAATGTAGGAGTTAAGCCATGAGTGAAGAACAAGGATTTGTAATACCGCAAGAGGCAAGGACATCTGTAAAAAAAGATGAGGGATTTACTTTGCCCACAGAAGCAATGACCCAACCTGTTAACTTAAAAAAAAAGCCTTCTACGCAAGATGGCTCAACTGGCTCACAAGCTGGCACATCAGAAGCCCCTTCTACCGAGAATAAAGGGCTTGAAATTATGGGTGCTACATTACAACCACCCCAAGAGCCACAAGCTCCAACAGGGGCAATAGGGGCACCGCAACCAACACCATCAACAGGTGCTCCTGTGGGCGTAAATAGCCAAGGGGCTACCGTGATTCAAACAAAAAAGCCATTATCTGTTACCAATGCCAAAGAGGCAGCACAATCGCTTGTTGATTATGGTAACAAAGCCGACCATTTAACCAAGATACAGCACGTAATGGGCGATGTGGTATCTGACCCCAATGTAGCAGAGTACATGAGCCTGCTTGACCATTTGAACGATTTGCAATCAAAAGGCGACACACAAGGCGTTCAAGAGGCATTGCCATACCTACATGAGCTATCACAAAGAAAAGCTCAAAATGGCTCTACGGTGGAGCAAAACATGCGTTTCCTAAAAGACACCCATGCTCAATCGCAAGAGATAGCTAATGACCTGCAACAGCACCAAGAAGAAATGAAACAGGTTGGGGATGCTTTGCAAAAAAACGATTTTGAAAGCAAATTGACTTTTGGTCAAGGAGCTAAAAAATTGGCTATTGATATAGCAAAAGCACCATTGGATGTTCTTAGTGGCATAGCCCCCGCAGGCGGTGATTTAGAATATGCTACCCAAGGGCTAAGAAAAGGATTGGAAGCACACGAGCCTGAGCCTGAAACGGATTATGTGCAAGGAGCTTTTGGTGCCATTGCAAAAGTACATGAAGATTTCTTTAAAACCATTGCCTCTACTGAAAAATTATTGGGCGGCACGAATGAAAATTCATGGGCTAAAAAAGCTGCCGATTATTACACAACGGTAGGCAAAGAAACAAAACAAGCCCCAAACACCCTTGGTGGCAAAATAGCCACAGGGCTAGGAGCATCAATACCGTTCCTTACCAAAATAATGGCACTTCCCGAAGCGTTGCCGGCTAAATTTATAGCATTGTCGGCTGCATCTGCCGCAGGGGATAAGCTGAATGAGATAGAAGAAAAAACACCGGAACAAAGCAACCTAAGCAAAATAGGCGAAATTGCAAAAGAAGCGTTAATTGGCGGAGTAAAAGCCGTTCCTTACGAGGTGTTTACGCACCTGCCCCTAAATGGCTTTTGGAAGCCAGGAGCAGCCGTTGGATTGACAGGTGTGTGGGATATAGCCAAAGACCCCGAAAAAGCCTCTGATGCCGTTGCAAACATGATTATCATGGGTGCTATGTCATTGGGTGATACCAATAATAAAGCAGGGGTAATAGATGGTGAAAAAATCCAAAAAATAAAGGATAAAATCTCGTCTATCACCTCATCAAAGCTAAATGCTGACGATGCCGGTGCCATCCTTGCATCCGTGGAGCAAAACATCAAAAATATCCATGGAGCAACATTTACCAACGCAGGCGAAGAATATGGCACAGAAACTTATCTCAAGCTATTAAAAGCTAAGATTAAAAGCGGCACTAGCATTTTTGATGCAGTGAAATCACTTACCCCTGAGCAAAGGGAAGGATTGTTGAAAGATGAAAAATTGCCCCAATCTTTACGTGAGAAGCTATCGCAAAACATTGTTGCTGAGAAAGTGGGTAAAAAGATTGGCGAAAATGGGCAAGTAATTACTCCCGAAGGCACATTTTATTCAGCTCCCGATGATGTAATTGGTGGCGCAATCAACACACCCGGCACAGTTGAGGAGCTAAGGGCAAAAGCCCAACAAGCCACAGCCAATGCTGAAATTGGTGATGACAAAGCAAAGTGGATTACCGTTGCCGAAACAACCAATAAAATTGCTGACATCAAAGAAGTGTCCCAAAACATAGCTAGGAATTGGGAAAAACACATTGAAAATATTGATGCTGACGAAACATTGTCCCCTGAGCAAAAGCAGGCAATGAAAGACAAGGTTTATAGCGCAAGAAACCAAGCAGACCCAAGGCTAAGTGGTATCACTAGGCTCAAAGCCGAAATTGAGCAAATGAAAGCCGATATGGCTAAAACGGATGGATTGCCACCAGAGGTAATCCAAGCCCGTAACGCTAAGATACAAGAGCAAATTGATACCAATATTAAGCACATAGGGGAACTTAGCAACAATGTTGTTGAACAACCCGTACCCACCTATGATCAGCTCAATCCACCAATGGAAAAGATTGCTGATTTGGCGGCACGTATTGCCAAGGGAGAAAAAATAACTAGCCTTGAGGACTTGCAATTGCAAGCAAACAACCCAGAGGCTATTGAGCAAGAATTAGCAAAATTAAAAACCGAAGAAAATGCCGTACAAAAGCAAAGCCCAAGCAGCGAAGTTTCACCTAATGGAGAAACAGGGCAAAATATCCCCGAAAGTGGTCAAGGAGTTCGACCAAGCGAGCAAGGGCAAGAAGTTGCCCCAACGGGTGAAGCCCCACAAGGCGAAGTAAAGCCTATTGACCAAGAGGGTGAACCAGCAAAGCAAGAAACACGTGAAACCGTCTATAATGACGAGGAAAACCCACATGATATTCTTATAGATGAACATGGCAACTGGAAATATGCTGACAACCAACCCGAAGGAGCTACGCCACAAAACAAAATAGATTGGGATGCCACAAATAAAGCGGCGGCAAAAGTTCATTCGCAAAATTTGTTGGACGCACTCCATTCTGAATTTGGGGGCAAATACTCAACACAGGAAACGAATTGGGTGGATGAGGATGGCGACCCCGTTACAATGAAATTGCGAATCGCAGACCATAGTGAGAATAGGGCAGCAGGTCGAGGTGGAGATGATTACCTTAGCTTTGTAACAGACAAATACGATAACACAGCAAATAAGTTTTCGGGTAGCCGCTCATATCGCAATACCAATATTAGCGAAATGTCCCCATCGGAAGCAATTGCCCATATCAAAGAGGAAATTGCAAACTACCGCCCGACTGATGCCAAAGAAAACGGATATACAGAAAAGCAAAATATTAGTGAACCAGTAAAACCAAAAACCAATGAAGAAAGCAATGAAAGTAGCAGCAAAAGTAGTGAAAGCGGTCAAGAAGGTGGAGTCAACCAAAAAAGACCTGAAACAGGACCTGAAAATGTCCAAGAAAATGAGGTAGCAGGAGAGGCAGGGGTTAAGAAAGCCCCTGCCGAACTCGAAACAAGCCAATCCAAGTTCCAAAAGGCTACGGAGCTAAAGGATGCCATTGATAATGCTGAGGACACCGCTAGCAAGCGTGAATTAGCCAAAGAAAGGCGTACCTTTATGGAGGAAAACCCATCTATCAAACACATAGATGATAACATAAGTAAGATTACAATGCAACTTGAAGAACAAGGATTGTTAAAGAAAAAAGGCAATTGCCCATGAAACCAACAAAACTATCACCAGAAGTCGTTAACCTCTTGTTGCCAAGGCTCAAAGATGAGTTCAACGCATTTTATTTTTATCGCTCAGCAACCAATTGGTGCCAAAACGCAGGCTTTTTCAAAGCAGCCAAGTTCTTTGCCAAAGAGAGCGAAGATGAGCTTACCCATGCCAAAAAGATTGAGGACTACCTTGTTGATTGGAACGTGATACCGGCACTACCGGTGATAGCACAACCAATAGTGTTTTCGGGGCTATATGACATCATTACCAAAGCCTATGGCATAGAGTATGAGCTATATGAAGCCTACGAGGACACTAGTTCCAAAATATTCAAGACAGGCGACCTTTGCGTGTTTGACTTCCTGCAATTTTATAGGCAGACACAAAAGGAATCCGTAGCCGAATATAGCGACAAGCTGAATTTATTGGAGGGCACTGAAACAAAAGACAAATTCCAACTATTGATGTTGGAGAAAAAACTGTTCTGAAATGGCTGAACCTTGTATATACACTTTTAAGGGCAAAGAATATTCCTATGACGAGTTTACATCCATGCTCCATGATGGGCTATTGGATGACTTTGTCAAAAGTGGCAACATAAGCAAGGATTTGGCTATGCCTGAGAATATTGCGGCACAAAAGCCCATGGCAGGCGAGAAGCCCGTGGAAAAAGAAAAAGCTACTGAGCCATCAGGCAAATTTGTTGGTTTATCTAATGAAGAAACGGCTACGCTAAGAAAAGCACTAGGACTGAATGAGCGACCAAGCGTAGAAACAAAGGCAGATGAAAAGACTTTGGGTGTGGCTATGGATAGAATGGCCAAAGACCCAAACTATACCGACAATTTGGTTCAAGATTATTTAGATGCCGAAAAAAACGGGGAGCAATTCTTTGTTGATGATGCAGGGTTAATGGCACTGGCAGCCAAAAGGGTTAGCTTAGAAACCCAAGTATTGCAAGCAGAAAGCAGAATGGAAGAAGCTCAAAAATCGGGCGATAAAGAGGCTGAAAAAGCAGAGCAAAAAAATATTGATAGGGCAAACGAGAAGTTGCAATTAATAGCAGAGGCGGCAGAGGCAACAGGAACAACCACGGCAAGGGCATTAAGGATACGCCAATTGCTAATGAGCGAGGATTATTCATTGAGCGGAGTTAAACAAATGTTTAAGAAAGCCAAAGGAGTTGAAGCTACCCCCGCACAACAAGCCGAAGCTAAAGCTAAAGTAAAAGAGCTTGAAGATGTAAATAAAGCCCTTAAAGAAAAGGTAGATCAAATACAAAAAGCGTTGGATGAGGCTGCTAAAAAAGCCGAATCAAAAGCACCAAAAGCACCAAAGGGTACAGGAAAAACTTATACAGAAAAAGCTAAAGTAGCAGCAGATAAATTTAGGACATTAAAATCAAAGCCATTTGTTTTTAAAGATTCCAATGGCAATGAGATAGAAGTACACACTAATGGTCCTACATGGAACAGTGCTATTGAGATTGGCGCAAAAGCCATTGAGGAATCAGGCAAAATTGCCGATAAAATAACCGTTGGGGTAAAAGCGGCTATTAATCATATAAAAGACCAAGATTGGTACAAAAAACTTTCCGAGGAAGATAAGGCAAGGTTTGAATCGGAACTAAAAGACCATTATACCCGCGGCAACGAAGAAACTATCCAAAAAAAGATAACCTCTCTTGAGACTAAATTGAAAAATCTTGAGGAAGGCATCAAAAAAGAACCAAACAAAAAGCTTACAAAAGAAGAAGATGAGCGCATTGTTGCTTTAAAAGACCGTATTGAAAATTTCAAAAAAGAACAAGCGGTACAAGCAAAGATTACCAAATTATCTGACGAGTTATCCAATATCCAAAAAGGCATAAAAGAGCCAAAAACAGAAACAGAAAAAAAGATTGAGGACAAACGAATCCAAGGGCTAAAAGACAAAATCAAAGATGCCAAAAAAGAGCAAGGCACCCTTGAGCGAGTATCTAAGCTAAACCAAGACTTAGAAGATTTGCAAAATGGTGTTAAAAAAGAACCTACCACTAGCGAAAAAAGAGCCGAAGATAAAAGGATAGCAGAAGTAAAACAAAAAATAGCTGATGCAAAATCCGAAATAGCTACCCAGAAAAAAATAGCCAAATTATCAGAAGAACTTAGCGATGCTGAAAAAGGCATCAAAAAACCCAAACCTTTAGCAGAAAAGAAAATTGAAGATGAGCGCATACAAGCAATAAAAGATAAAATCAAAGATGCTAAAGCAGAGCAAGCTACACAAGAAAGGCTAGCAAATTTACAAGAGCAACTTGAAGATATTGAGGCAGGAGTTGAGAAAGAAACTGCGCCAAGAGAGCAAAAGGCAGAGGATGCAAGGATTGCTGCCAAGAAAGAAGAAATAGCTCAAGCCCGCAAAGAGCAAGCTATTCAAAAGCGTGTTGCCGATATTGAGCAAGAAATAGAGGATGCTAAAAATGGTGTTGCTAAAACACCATCCGAAAAGCAAGTGCAAGATGACCGTATTGTAGAGGCTCAGCAAAGGTTGGCAGAAACAAGGCAAGAGCTTCGTGATCAACAAAAATCTACTACCGAAGCCGCAGAAAAAGAAAGGAAGCTAACGCAATTTGAGGGCAAAACCGACAATAAATTCACTATTCAAGAGGCAAAAGATATTTTTGACCACATGAAAGAGAATTATATTGACCAAGGAGTTGAACTGCATGATGCTTTTAATAGGACAGCCAATGATTTAGGGCTGTCAAATGACCAAATCTTAGAAGCGTTTAAAGTAGACACCAAAGTAAAATCCCTTACCAATCAAGCATACTTGTTGCAAAACAGGAGAATGGCAGCCAAAGCCGATATTAAACGATGGATAGACGAAGCCAATAGGCCACCTTGGGAAAAGAAAGCAAAACAGATATTAAGGCTACCAACCAATATATCTGTGTTTGGGCACGGAACGGTAGGTATGATAACCCACGCAGCAGAATTGCTTCGCGATCCAAAATATTGGAGGACATGGTTTCCTGCTTTTGCTAGGCAATTTAAATATTCTTTTGGGGGCATTGGTGAAGCAGGTCGTGTTAAGTATGAATTGGCAATGGCCAAATTAAAAGACCACCCAAGGTACAGTTTTTGGAAAAGAAATGGGCTTGCTGTTGACCCTGCCAAAAAATACGATGATTACATCCCTAAAGATGGATTCTTTGGCAAAGCGGCAGCCATTGGCGACAGGGGATTCAATGTGCTGAAAGAAGTACGATTGGATTTAGCTGAAAGCATGTGGAACGAATTGACCCCTGAGCAAAAAGCTGCGCCAGGCATGGCTAAAATGATTGCCGAAACAGCGAACAACATGACCGGCACAAATCAATTTGCTATCAAGGGTGCAGCGGGAACAATAGTAAATGAAGGCATATTTGCTCCAAAGTTAATGGCATCAAGGTTTAACAGGATATTAAAAATGCCTGTAACCACGTTATCCACTGGATTGAAATCGCTTGGTGGTTATGCTACCCCTGTTGAGCGAGCCGAAGCCAAATTTTTTGCCAAAAGTGCTGGAAGGCAAATAGCATTTTACATGGGCACGCTTGCCGCTAGTGCAGGAATACAACAAGCATTAGGCTCAAAAAACAAAGTAAATTTTACAGACCCATCAAAATCTGATTGGCTCAAGCCAAAAATAGGCAACAAATCAATAGATGCTACGGGTGGCATGTTATCCACCGTAAGATTTTTGGGTCAAGTGGGGCAAATAATATTCACTTCTAAAAAAGATTTGCCTTCTTATCAAAAAGACAGAAAAAAAGCAATGGAGTCATTAGTGTCTCAATTTGTTAGACAAAAACTTTCGCCTACCGCATCAACCATTTATGATTTTGCATCAGGCAAAGATTATGAAGGCAATGTAATGCCATGGCGAGAGGATAAACCTAGTGAAGGAAAGCACAAATTGACTTTTTTAGAATACTTGCTTAAACATGAAGTGCCAATACCAGTAGCCGAAGCGGTAAATGATATAGCAGAATCCATGAAAGAAGCAGGCGTTTCAGCACCAACCACTTATATGGTAATAATGGGCATAATGAATGGTGCTTTCCAAGGAGGCACGGGCATAAAAATAAAAGAGCAACACGTGGAAAAACACAAATCAAGGCAGTAGTCATTAAAATATTTGCATAATCGCTTTTATTAACTAACTTTGGAAAAACATACGAACATGGCAGCACCATCATCAAAACCAAAAGGCACCAATCCCCCAAGCACAGCAAAAGCTAAAGCACCATCAGGCAACCCAGTGTTGAAAATGATGCAAGGTATGCAGCCAAAGGGCACAGCCAAATCGCCAATGCCAGGCTACAAGCCTGCCGGCAGGAAGTAAGAGAAACGGTTCAATACCATTGACCAATGGCAACACTGTTGCAACCAGTAGTACGTAGTGGCGTTACTGGCGCTACAACCATACCCGCACCCGATGCGGCACTAAGTGGCACTTTTACAGGTGTTGTGGCATCAGGCCCGCCTGCATCTTATATCCTAGAAGGAGTAGGCTCAATATTATACACGGAGCTACCCAAGGAAGGAGACCCACATCTTTTTATATGGATTCCATCAAGGAATATCCTTACAAGGTGCTTAGGGGTAAACTCTGACACATTCCTTGTAGTGGAAGATGATGTTACCGCTGTATCAGGGGACACCATTTATCCCGTGTATGGCCATTTGACTAGCTGGACCATTGTAGACCCTATGCAAGCAGGCTACACTTTAAACGATGGGGCTATTTCAGCTACTTCGCCACCAATCAATGAAAGGATAATACCTTACAACAATACATTCAGATTGTTGTACCCTGCCAAAGTGAATGGTACCGAATTGGAAATAACCGAAAATTATGGCTGAGACTACACGATATGGTGGCGGTGCCGGTGGCTCACCAAGCCCTCCTGCATGGAGATTGATAGGCAACGCAGGCACAACCTATGGCACAAATTTCATTGGTACCACAGATAATGTTGCGCTATCTATCAAAACCAATGATGTAGAAGCCATTGCTATTGATACGGCTCAAAATGTAGGCATTGGCACATCAAGTCCAGCGGCTAAATTGGATGTAGCAGGCACTGTTAAATCGGATGCTATACTTGCCGATGGCGATACTTACGGGATTGACACGGGCGACGATTTGCTTGGCTATGGGCTAAGTGGCATGTCTTTGACAAATAAGACTACTGGCTACGGGGTATATCAGTTAAATTTCACTCCTTTTGGTGGCGACATAAATACAACGGTTTTAGGAAATCCAACCGATAAAAATTTTCTGATTGACCCTAATCATGCACTATTAAAAGTGCCTGCTACGGAAATAAGAAGTGATGTTATTGATTTAAATGCTTCTAATGGAGCATCCAGAATTTCTCAATTAGCTAATGAATATATATTTGATAATGCAGATATAAGTGGTAATACAATAGGAACTGATGCATTAGTAGCAGTTAACGAGGTACACAATGCTTGTCAAATTGGAGGTAATGTTGTAACTGGAGGTATAGGTAATGCAGCTTGTGCTATTCAATTTAATAGACTTTGGGATAACTCTCAAATTAATAATAATCAATTAACTGGAGATGGTACTTATATTTGGGATGTTATAGCTGGTGAAGCTTGTCAAGTTAATACAAATACTCTTAGTGGACTTAATGCTTATTTTGATAATATAACTCAACATGATGGAGATAAGGTAAGAAATAACACATTAAGTGGTATTGGTTCTTATATAAAAGACATTAGGCAATTTGGTCAATCAGATATTAAAATTATTGAGCTTTCTGCCGATGGGTCCGGAGTCAACAGGGTAATGCAAATGTCATCCCTTATTGATCGTTGTACTTTAAATGTAGCAGGAAATATTTTTGAAGATTTGTTTTTGCATTGGGCGACCTTAGAAAATGCAACAGGAATTAGTGTTAAAAGATTATTTCTTGTAAACGCAGCTCTTGACCTTACTGGACAAGGGACAGATATTGAAGATGTAAACATATTTGGTGGTTTTACCAAACTAGGACCAAAGGGCACCAATGTATTGCCTACTGCCACCCTTCACGTCGAAGGCTCACTAAGGTATGTTGATGGCAACGAAGGGGTTGGCAAAGTGTTGACAAGCGATGCCAATGGTAACGCATCATGGACCCCGCCTACTACCACGGTAATGGCTGTCAACTATTTGACACCAGCCACGGGAGACACCGTAACCGTCACTAGCGGTAGCTCAAACATTATTGACCCAGGCGGAAATATAGCCGCTTTGACTGTATCATTGCCATCAACACCGGCTAATGGACAACAGTTGCAATTGGCTTACATGCACAATATTATTACATTGACCTACATCAATGGCACAGTGCATCCCAATAGCATACGTTCATTAGCAGGCACGCATGATGTATTGACTTTCGTGGCGGCACAAAACACTTGGTTCTAAATCATAGGCTATGATAGGGTTCTTCCAAGAAGCAATAGGTGTAAGCTCAATGACAAGGCTAACCACTTTTATTGCTTTTTTGGTAGGCTGTGGCATATTGATAGCCGAAGTGGTAAAACACATAATCACCCCAACTTTTGTAGTGGAATGGACAAGCATCACCGTGTTCCTTGGGACATTTGGTGCCATGAAGCTTATTCAGAAAGGGCAAGAAATAACAGCAGCAAAAAACGCATTGAAGGAATAGGATAACGATGTTGCACGGGTTGGAATACGGGCAGCAAAAATTAATTAACATGGCAAACAATACAGCAACTATGGGGCATGGGCTTGAGGATTATTTAAGGGATTACCCTATATTGGGAGTCCCGTTGGCAGTATTAATTGGGGTGGCACAAGCACCACAAGATGTGCCTTTGTCCATCCGTATCGGCGGGGCAATCATTGCCGCATTAGTAGGCGTTGTGGCTCTTTTTGGGCAATGGGACCAATGGCAGTTAAGAAAACAAGAGAAAGAACTGAAAAAACTGGAAATTGAAAGGGAGACTTTGGAAATTGAGGAGTTTAAACACACCCATAACCATTAGTATTCCCTTTTTTTGCCCTGTTATCTAGGTATTTATACTTACAAACCAATCATAACTATGGCAGCAAGTCCTATCGTTCCATACTTTACTAGCCACCCAAAGGAGGTAGATGAAACGATTGATAGGTACGTTGAACGCATATCTAGTATAGGGAATTTTTCTGTTGGCAGCGTCAAGAAAATATACTACCGTGACAAGAAACGTACCAATGGAACACCAACTAGCACCGTAACCGAAAGTACTACCATTGCAGGTGATAAATGCTTGTACGAGGGTACGTTTGACTTTCCAATCAAGACCGAAGAAGAAGCCATCAAATATTCCAAAGTCGATTTGGATAAATGGGAAGTAGACAAGATAATTATTAAACATTGGAGTACTACTACCAAGGACAAGAACGGCAAAGCCAACATAACGCAGAATAGCGGGGTTACGCTTCACCTAAAGAAACGGGCGCACCTGACAGCCGACAACACCAAGGCGGAAATGATGGAGTGGCTTAAATCAATAGCACCTACCTATCCTCCACTTTACCACAAATCAATACATGGCGAGCACCTGTTAGAGATTAACATTTTTGACCTTCATTTGGGCAAGTTGGCATGGAGGGGAGAAACTGGCGAAGATTACGACCTTGAGATAGCGGAAAAACGCTTTTACGATGGCCTAGAGAGCCTTATCTCTAAATCAAGCCCCTATCGTATAGGAAAGATACTTTTTCCTTTTGGCAATGATTTTTTCAATGCCGATAATATGTTCAACACCACCACCGCGGGCACGCCGCAGGACCAAGACGGACGGTGGATGAAAATTTACACCAAGGGGCGCAAAATGCTCCACACGGCTGCCACAATGTTGGCACAAATAGCACCGGTTGAAATGGTATTGGTTCAAGGAAACCACGATCATCAAACTTCTTTCTATGTAGGGGATGCCTTGGAATGCGCCTTTGCAAATAACCCCGATGTTACAATTGACAACAAACCCGTATTAAGAAAATACAAAACCTTTGGCAATTGCTTGATAGGCTATACTCATGGTGACGGGGCAAAAGATGTAAAACTACCGTTACTGATGGCTCAGGAAGCTAAGGAACAATGGGCGGCAAGCGATTACAGAGAATGGCACTTGGGGCACTTCCACACTCAACAAACAAAACAAACGGCAAGCGGATTGACTGTGAATACCGAAGAATATAATGGTGTAATTGTGCGGAAACTTCCTAGCCTAAGCGGTACGGACGCATGGCATCACAAAATGGGATACAAATCATTACAAGCGGCTCATGCAATGATATGGGACAAGGAACAAGGCGTGGTGGCAATTTTACACCACAACCTATGATAATACTGGCAATACTTGCTTTTTGCATTTGCGCCACAATACGAATAATAATAATGGATTTATTCAAGCGTAAAAAATGAAACATGCTTCCAATAGAATTGCCAATCCGATTTTTGACAGAGGAGGCAATCCAAATGGAGCAGCTAGACATACAACATACAGATGATTTTTATGAGGACAAGGTTACTTTCTACCAAATATCTTCCATAAGGTCTAACGATGATTATGAAGGGTGGTCAACCATTGTGAGTGATGGCATAGAATACATTTGCCCAATAGCTTATAATGCACTAAAAGACAAGTTGGCACAGCCTATATTTATGATAAACTTTCAATAAACACGTATGGTTTATTGTGCAATAATAACTATATTTGTGCGAGTAAACAAACACTATGGACGCAATAAACCCACAGCATTACAAAGGCAAGATTGAGTGTATAGAATGTATTGAACAGCAGGGATTAGGTTATCATATCGGCAATGCGTTTAAGTACATTTGGCGGGCGGGCAAAAAAGATAAAAGCAAAGAGATTGAGGATTTGAATAAAGCAAAGTGGTACATTGAGCGCAGGATTAAACAACTTCAAGAAATTAACAACACCCCTGAAATTTACTGACATGATAGATAAATTTGTAAACATCGCATTAAGCAAGGTCGGCACACGTGAGAAAGGTGGCAACAACAAGGGCGCATCCATTATTGAGTTCCAAAAGGCTACATGGCTAAAACCTGGCGCGTGGAGTTGGTGCGCTGCATTTGTTTGTTGGTGTGTTAGGGAATGGCTAAATAGCGACCCCGCATTATTGATTGATTTGAATATTACTGATGTTGAGGCATGGCGGTGCAAGGATGCAAGCGCATTTGGGTGGATTAAATGGGCAAAGGCCAAGGGATTGAAAGTGTTTGAATATGCTGATGGCATTCCTACCGACTTAATTAAAGCCGGTGATATTATTGTTTACGCCTTTTCACACATTGGTATAGCCAGTAAGGACCAAACGGCTATTGGGGCCCGTATTGATGCGATAGAGGGCAATACAAATGCAAGCGGGACGCGTGACAGCAATACAGGTGATGGGGTGCTGCAAAAGAACAGGGCATCAAAACAAATAAAAGCAATCATAAGACTTGAAAACGCATGACAGGGATTTATCTAATAGCCGGCATTGGCTTATTGATAGCCATATACAATATTTTCTTTGGCAATGATGACACCGGTTGCATTTATTAGCTATATTTGGGCATGACAACAGAACGTGTGTGTGGCAACTGTTTTTGGTGGGCCAAAGGAAAATGTAATCGTGGCAACAAGCCAACAAGTGCTGATAGCAATTGCACAGAAATCAATACCCTAACTATCAAAGAGGCTTTTAGTGCCAAAACTTCACAATCATATCCTTTAGAGAAATGTTCAACAACCTTACCCAAAACAGCGCCAAAGAAGAAGTAGAAACAGCTTTGGCTAAAGCCCCTTGGCTAGTATTGCGGCATTGTTGCCAAATGCTAGGGATACCAACAAGAAGGCCCAAAGATTGCAACTTGATGCGCATGGATATTCTTGACAAATGGGATGCAGACAAAGCTCATGTGCTTACTAGCTACCATGTGGCAGTTGCGCTTAGGGAGCAAAGGCTATCAATAGCATTGGACATATTCAAAACCATAGCCCAAATTCTAATCAAAGTAGTCCTTAGCGGCAAAAGGATTAATAGCAAGGAAGGTGCCATTGAGTTGATTAACGATACCATAAGCACGTTGTAATGGAAATTACTGGCCATACTGACAAAGGATGGTTGAAAATATACATCAACGGCTTGCTTCACATAGCCTTGCCAATAACAAAAATAAATGGGGTGCAAGCGTGGACCGACCATGGCTGGTTTGTCATAGAGTGCCATTCAGAAAGCTCCGTTGTGGTTATGGAATACAACACAATCGAGAAGTGGCGCAAAATATTGGAAATAATAAACACCCATTTGTAAATTGCAAAAGTTAGCAGATAACACTATCTTAGTGGCTCATTTATAAATCAATAAAAACATTCAACCATGGCAGAATTAGCACTATTGGAGCAATCATTGCTCACGGATCTTCCAATTATTATCAGGTACATTGAGCAAAAGCTTGAGCCAACTGCGGCTAAAGAGCTTCATGCCAAAATTATCAATGCCTTGACCAACACTAGCCCCGATGGCGAACCGGTAACGGATTCCGAGCTGTTTGGAGCAAGCAAAGGTGTTGTGGATGGTATTGTATCTGTTATTCCTGATGGCAAAGCAAAAGAAATCACCACATCGGTGCTTGACTATGGCTACGAGGTGGCAGGCAAAATCACCGGTGAAAACCATGATACCATTATCAAATTGGTCATTGATGGTATTGGGTTGGTAAAAGAAATCCAAGCAGACCTAAAAAAGTAATCAATCTTTGCCACAATAGCCCTGTCATTTGTTTGACGGGGCTATTTTTTTTGTTTAATTTCAATTATGCTCCAATTTATCCAAGATTGGTTTTTGCCCATGGTGCTATTAATTGGTTTTAGTGCCATATTGATAGGAAATATCTATGTTTCTTATAGGGATAGAAAAATAAAATGAGCCTTGAAAGCATTGATTTCATTGGCTTTTAAAAAATACTTTACAATATTGGTAAAAATAATTGCCACAATATTAGCATTGTATTGCAAATGGTACTATCTTTACATTATTAATAACGGAAAACAAAACCAAAACAACATGAAACAATCACTAAGAAACAAACTAGCCAAAATGGATGAAAAGCTAATGGCTTTTCGTGGCAAAATTGAAGACATGAAATCAGAACTAGAAGAAATCCTAGAAAAGGAAGAAGAAAGTTTTAACAATAAATCCGAAAAATGGCAAGAAAGCGATACAGGGGAAGAAGCCCAACAAGCTATTTCTGACCTAAAAGAGATTATTCAAGACTTTGAATGCACATTAGACCAAATGGACAGTACATCAAGTGCCATTGGAAACACAATCTAACTAACCTCACAACCTAAAAAACATGAGTAAATTTATCACCAAAACAGCAGCACAAGCACTATTTATTAAGCGAACGGAACTAACGGTTCACAGCTTTGAAAAGTGGCTAAAAAAGCACAGGAGCGAACTTAAACAAGCACTACCTAACAACAAAGAACAAGGGGACTGGTATCGGGATGGGCAAAAAGTATTCTTCAACCAAAAAAGCATTGAAACGCTTTTAAAACAAACCACATGAAAACATTAAAAATAACAAAAGCAGATTTAGACAACCTACAGCAATCACTAAACCCAACCAAAGCAGCATGAACAGTATTGCTTCAACTGTATCCTTGGAGCGCAAGTAACCCACAAAACAACCAACCATGAAAAAGATACTAAGAGTAACAGAACAAGAAATAACAGCAGCTTTGGGATTTAGAAATTTGTCATCGACTAGTACTAATATCTATCATGCTATGGCACAATACGCCAAATCCAAAGAGCAGCCATTGCTTGACAGGATTAAGGAGCTGGAACAAATCAACAAGCAATTTTTAGAAGATAACTGGGATTTATCTATGCAAATAACAAATTTAACTAACGAATTTGAATATCCAAAGCCCACCGACTTCGATGTGAGGGAATTTGCCCTTAACATCTGTACCGCTATCAAGGATATTAACCTAGGCAACAGACATATTGCTAGGGACATTACAGACAAATGGCTATCCATCCTATCTCCCTCCACCGCAAAAGAGCCAACGGATGCCCAAAAGGAACAGCCCAAGGATGAAGCCCCAAAGGAAGTGGATGGAGATAAATTCAGAGTTGGTAAAAAACAACGGAGGGCAATTCTAAACCAAGATGGAAGTGAGTATTTATTATTTCCAATTGGTCAAGAAGATGCAGCAGAAAAATATTGCCAATATCTAAATCAACAATCCAATCCACAGCCTACCATATCAAATGAAGCACAAGCTGTAATTGATGCGGCTGTGGAATGGTATAAGGCGTTTGATGCAGAAAAAGAATTGGTGCTAGCTAAAGCAGTAAGCGCCTATAAAACAAGTAAAAACCAAGAAGCATGAACTGGAATAAATATAATATTCAAAAAGGAGATAGGGTAATTCTTGACAAAGGATTTGCTAATTCGAGCGAAGTTACTGTTATTGATTTTACGCCTAATTATTTGTTTGCTACGGTTGCTTCTGATGGTCAAAATTGGGATACCATGACTAACAGGTTAACCCCTATTGATAATGAAATCAAAAACCAAACGAAATGAAAACAATTGAACAATGGGTAAACATTGAGTTTGCCAACAGGTCAAAGGCTGATAGGCTTGATATTAAAAATGGCATTGAGCTATACTTGCAACAGCATCCCCAAGGATTAACCCCCGACCAACTCAAAGAATATAGGGAGTGGCTGGAAGGGGAAATAAAGGAAAATGAAGCCACATCAGACAAGGTAAACAGTGGCAGATATGAGCACGACACATCTTACGCTAACACTGCCATAGCCCTACAATATGCACTTGACAAACTAAACCAACTGACAAAATAACCCCCGCCCCTGCATTGTCCTTTTAGGTTTAGGAAGGTTGAGCCGATGCAGGGGTATTCTTTAACCAGTAAATTTTTGAATGTGAAACCACAGATAATACTTCTCGATTTATTTAGCGGCTACGGTGGCTTTCACAAAGGGCTAGAAGATGCTAGCATTGATGTTGCTCACGGTTTTTTTAGCGAAATAGACACCCATGCCATTGCCAATTACAGATTTAACTACCCAAATTCAACTTATGTCGGTTCAGTCACAGAAACAGAATACATTGCCGGACTTGTTCAACAGTGCAGGGATAGCAACTCAGGATTGCCCCTCATTATCACTTTTGGAAGTCCTTGCCAAGACTTTAGCCTGGCTGGAGGACGTACCGGCCTTGAAGGCAGCAAATCATCCCTTATCACCGCTGCCCTTGCACTTATCGAAAGGCTTAGACCTGACGTTTATATCTGGGAGAACGTTAAAGGGGTGTACTCCTCAAATGCTGGCGCAGACTATTGGGCAATTCAACAAGCCTTTGCCAACATACATGGTTACAGACGAGAACAACAACTGCTTAATACAGCATGGTTTTTACCCCAAAACCGCGAGCGGCTATACCTTGTCGGACATCTTGCAACCAGCGCACGAAGTGGACGAGAAGTATTTCCTATCGGAGAAACAGCAGAATTACATAATGAAAGACAATGCAAGAAGCCAAGTAAATTTGCATCAACGCTAAATGCTGGCGATGCCAAAAGTTGGGTGGGCAATTTTATCAATGAAGCAACAACGCTACACGGAGCGGATGTAGTGAAAGTAACCAGTGCCACCAATGCAGGCTACGAAGAAGCCACGGAGGGCGACAGCATCAACCTGAGCAACCCTGACAGCAAAACCCGCAGGGGTAGGGTGGGTAAGGGTAAGGCTCAAATACTAGACACCAGTTGCAACCAGGCGGTGGTGATAACGCATAATTACATACAAACGGACCCAAACAATACAGGCCACGCATCAGCACCGCACAGGATTTACACCCCGCTCTCAACGTCTCCAACGTTGAGAGCGAAAGATGAGGTAAAAATTCAAACCGTACAACCAATCCTAACACCTGACAGCAGTGTAAAAAGCAAAATAATACAGGTTAATACCGCGCAGGAATTTGGAGGGTCGCCACGGCAACAGAATAGGGTATATGATACTGATGGCATAATGCCGACTTTGAATAGTAGTGGCAACAATAAAACCCCTAAAATTCAAACCGTACAACCAATCCTAACCCCTGACAGGCCCAACAAACGCCAAAATGGGCGTAGGCTGAAAGATGATGGCGAAGAAGCATTTACCCTTACAGCCCAAGATAAGCATGGGGTAATGATTACCGATAGCGACAAGGTGGCCACAACAACAAGGATACGTAGGCTCACTGAGATAGAATGTGAAAAATTACAAGGATTGCCTCCCAACTGGACGCAATGGGGCTATTATTCCAACAAACAAGGGGAATTAGTGCTAAAGGAAATCAGTAGCACCCAACGCTATAAGCTATGTGGCAATGGGGTAACAGCCAAAGTGGTGGAGCAAATTGGGCTCAAATTGATTGCTTTGCTCCAAAATTAAATTTGCCATTGTCAATTATTGTTTGTAAGTTTGAAATGCTTATTCGGTTATATGAAAGACATAAAATCCCAACCCTACACATTGCCACTTGCGCTACCTGCGCTACCGGATAAGCCTTTGTGTGGGGTTTGGGTACCTTTCAAATGACATATGCTGCATCTGAATACTCCAAAAAGTTGCTTGACCCACGTTGGCAGCGTGTGCGCCTAGAAATATTTAATAGGGACAACTTTACGTGCCAACGATGTTTTTCTGGTCACAAAACCCTGCACATCCACCATCATTATTATAATAGGGATTTAGATCCATGGGAATACCCGTTAGAAGCGCTTGTGTGTTTGTGTGATACTTGCCATCAAGAAGAACATGATTACAAGGAAACGGAAGCACAAATGCTCAGAGACATGAAAATGGCAGGATTGTATGGAGATGATTTTTTTACCATAGGCAAGATGTTTTTAGATTGTAAACAAGAAGAACAAAGATTAGGTTATTTTTTAATAGCATTGTCTAGTTTTTTATCCCGCAAAGAATACAGAGATTTTATTGTTAAGATTTTTGATGTTGAAATATCTGCCATAAATCAGGCATCGAAAGGGTTAAAATAATTTTTATTATGCTAGCAGAAGAGCCACAAATAGGTTACATTATGGTGCCTAGAGATTTCTTTATGGGGGAGGATTGGATTGCCAAAAGGAAGCTATCTAAGGCCGAGGCATGGATATGGTTAGTTGCCAATGCTAGGTTCTCTGAAACACCCCAAAAAGTAGTGATAAAAGGAGTTGAAATTACCCAAAATAGGGGTCAATTAATATACAGTTTAGATGGTTTGGCAAGGGCTTGGGGATGGCAAAAAACAGCCGTTCAAAGGTACTTAAAAGCGATACGGGACCGATACGAGATTGATACGGAGGTGTGTACGGTAGTGACACGCATAACTATCTGTAAATACGATAGTTACAGCGGTTCAAGATACGCAACTGATACGAAGAAGATACGGAAGCGATACGATAGTGTGTCCTATACTAATAAGGAGAATAAGGAAATAAGGAAAGAAGGAAAAGATTCTGTTGCGTTTGTTTTGCCTTCTGATTACGAAACGGCATCCAAAGAAAAGCAGGAAGGGTATCTTAGGTGGAAAGCAATGGTTGAGCAAAAGTATCCGGTTGTTATTGGAATGAAAATGCCGTTGGTTGAAACGCTGATGGAGTTAGGCAGAAAGTACGGTGCAGATGTGCTAGAAAGTAAACTGGCATACATGCAAAATAAGCCTGTTTCGATAAAAGGGTTTACGGACCTTGGGTTGACTTTGCAGAGTTGGACTCGGAAAGAAAAAACACTAAAGGAAATTGAGGAAGAAAAACACATAAACTCTAGGTCATGAATACTGCATTTTGGGATAGCATTGATTTTAAGGGGCACATAAAAGGAAATCCAAAGTTATTGTGCCCTGCTTGTAGCCACAATAGAAAAAAGAAAACTGACCCCTGTCTAAATGTTGACTTAGACCAAGGCGTATATTATTGCCATCATTGCCATGTAAACGGATCTAAAAATATTTTTGTACCTATGGAAAAAAAAGAACCCGCAATCTTACCTAAACTGAATACAGGCAAGTTGAGCGATAAAACATTCAAATGGCTTAACGAGGTAAGAATGTTGTCGAATAACACAATTAAGCGCAACCAAATAACCGATGGCGACCATTATTTTCCACAGGTAAACGCTAGCAGGAATAGTATTTGGTTTAACTATTTTGTTGATGGCAATTATACCAATACAAAATTTAGGGACGCAGAAAAGAACTTTGCTCAAGTTAAAAATGCAGAAAAACATTTTTACAAAATTGATGATATTAAAAATTCAGACACGGTAATTGTTGCCGAAGGGGAAATTGATGCTCTGAGTTGGGAAGAAGCGGGGTATTTGTTTGCGGTATCTGTGCCTGATGGGGCTATATCTCCAAAGCAAGTGGCCAGCGATAAGAAGTTTGAATTTATAGATAACGACATTGAAAGGTTTGCCCACATAAAAAAGGTAATTCTTGCCCAAGACAACGATGCAAATGGGCAGGCAATGCAAAAAGAGCTATCAAGGAGATTTGGTAGGGAAAGATGTTGGACTGTTGATTTTGGCGAATATAAGGATGCTAATGATATTTTACAGGCACTAGGTAGGCACGATGGCGTAGCGCAATTAGTATCAATATTTGAGGCAGCAAAGCCGTACCCATTGTCGGGCATTGAAACGGTTTCCGACCACGCCAAAGCAGTATTTGAGATATACGAAAATGGCATTGACTCAGGAAGCGGAATTGGTTACTATGAACTAGACGAGCATATCAGATGGCTTGTGGGGTGGATGTATGTAATTACAGGAGTGCCTGGACATGGCAAATCAAATTGGTTTGACCAAGTTATGTGTAAGTTGGTTTCTATGGATTGGAAGTTTGGCGTTTATAGCCCGGAGCACATAATAGTGCTTCATATACACAGGTTATGTAAAATACTTTCAGGTAAGCCGTTTTGGGGCAATGGAAGAATACCTGTAAGTGAACTAAAGGAGCTATTGGCATTTTTAGAGCGAAATATTTTTTTTATACGCCCAGACAATGAAGATTTTAGTTTGGATAATATACTTTTTCTTGCCAAGCAGTTGGTGGTACGGCACGGGATAAAAGGATTGGTTATAGACCCTTGGAACACGATTGACCACCAAAGACCAAAAGGAATGGACAAAGGGGATTTTATCAATCAAAGCCTAGGCAAGCTCAATATGTTTAAGCAGCAACATGATTGTGCGGTCATAATAATGGCACATCCCACCAAAATGGAGAAAAACAATGACGGAACATACAAGGTACCAACGGGATACAGCATAAGCGATAGTGCTCATTTTTACAACAAAGCAGATGTTGGTATTACGGTTTACCGGAACAAAGACAATACTGTTGATGTTGAAATATGGAAAATTAAGTTTGAGGGCCTAATAGGCAAAAAAGGCGTTGTTAAATTTTCGTTCAACCAAATAACAAACGAGTATATTGCCATTGGCGAAATCTCGCAGTCAGTTCAATCGCATTATGAAGTAGAGCCACGTAGCAATATACCACGGCCTAACGAAGAAGATATTGTGCCGTTTTAGAAAAATAAATGTTGCCTAACCCTTGACAATTACAATCCATAGTATTACATTTGTAGCACAACTAACAACAATGATAAAAGACACAACAACGACATACAGGACATCAACAGCCACAAAGGAGGCGTTGATAGCATTGGCCAAACAGGATGGTGTTAAGCCATCAAGGCTAATTGATGATTTGATTGGCGGCTATTGCAAGTACAGGGAAAAGAACCCAGAGGTTAAATCATTTTACAAATGGCTGCACAAATAACCGTTGGGGAGCTTGAGCTATTCTTTAGCCGTCCGTTGCCCAAGGAGCTACAAATAAGCCCCTGTGAGCGCAGCACCGACCTGAGAAAGACTGTGGATGCACATATCCACTATCTCAAAGCAAACAAGGGCAACAGGTTATTTAAACCCTATTATAACAGACTTGTGATTATATACCAAAAACTATCTCATGACACTACTACTCAACATTAAAGCCTATTTTTTTGCTACCCCAAAGGAAATGGATACCATTGATTATTATTTGAGCCAACCATTAGGCACTTGCCACAGGGTTGAGCATGAAAGCATTAAGAACAGGTTTCACTTTAGAAAATTGGCACAATGAACAACTGGCTAAACAACGAAGGGCAAAACATTCCCCCTGGCTCAGACATTGAGGATGACCCATCATTCTACTCGGGCACAACAAAAGGCTCAAGGAAAAAGCGCTACAAGCACCCTGTTAGGCTAGACAATGTTGCCGGCAGGGAAATGAGCATAAAAGAAATATTCCCCGACTACGATGAGCGCATTAAAGCTGATTTGGATAGGGAGCAGGAAGCAATCAATAATTGGAAATTTTAACTCACTATAAAACCAACAAACAATGGCTATTTTTGCAAGCAGCGAAGGCAACAGCAACAATTTTTCCCCAGTACCGGCAGGCACACACATTGGCAGGTGCTATTCCATGATTCACATTGGCACAGCTCCAGAGCTATACATGGGTCAAGAAAAGGTGATGAACAAAGTAAGGATTTCTTTTGAGCTACCCACGGAGCTAAAGGAATTTAAGGAAGGCGAAGGCGAAAAGCCTATGTCTATTAGCAAAGACTTCACCCTGTCTATGCACGAAAAGTCTACCCTGAGGAAGATGCTTGAAGGATGGAGGGGCAAAGTATATACCGAAGAAGAAGCAAGGAAAGTTGACCTCACTAAGCTATTGGGGCAACCTTGCATGTTGACTGTGGTCCACAAAGAGAAGCAAGGCGGTGGCGGCTCTTATGCTACTATCAACAGCATCTCAGGGCTACCAAAAGGCATCCCTTGCCCACCACAGGTAAATGATACCTTTGAGTGGAACTATGACAATTTCAACCAAGCCAAGTTTGACAAAATCCCTGATTTCATCAAGGACAGGATGAGGCAAACCAATGAATACAAGAAAGCCGTGGCGCCACACAACCAAGAGGTTGAGAGCCAAACATCAAACAATAATATTGATGATGATGATCTTGGATTACCTTTCTAAAATATCCATAAAACACAACCAATGAGCCACGCATCAGAAAGATTCCTTGAACTAAGGGAGCAAGAGTTAATCAAAGAGAAAGAATTGGAAGGACAAAGGGAACACCTGCGCCTGACTGCTAAATATGAAACAACCATAAAACCCAAATAACAATGGCACTATCACTATATCACATATCCCAAGAACACATGGACCTGCACAGGCAAATAGAAGCCTGTGCGGATGAGTTAACCCCTGAGCTAGAAGAAGCACTGTTGCTTAATGAGCAAGACTTTGAAGAAAAAGCCATAAGCTATGGTTTCCTGATAAAAAGGCTACGGGATGATGCTAAGACTGCCAAAGCAGAAAAAGAGCGCGTGGCGGCCATAGAAAAGCGTTACAACACCCAAGCAGATAGGCTTGAGTTTAATTTGCTCAATGCTATGCACACTTTTGGATTTAATGATGGCATCAAAACACCATTGCTAAAATTGTCCATTATGAAATCAAAAGCCTTGATTGTGACCGATGAAACATTGGTGCCGGTGGATTATAAAACCACGGAAACAGTCACAAAAACCATTGTGGATAACAAGCGCCTAAAGGCTGACCTGATTGATGGGGCTGAGTTGGAAGGAGCCTACATTGAGGTGCGTGATAACCTGCAAATAAAATAAGGGCATGAAAGTATCTGGCGAGGCAAGGATAATTAAAGGGAAGTTACCGCCAAACGCATCTGGTGCCATCAAAGAATTTATTGAAGGAAACGAAGGAAAGCTAATTGGCTATTCTTTTGAAACCATTGGTAAAAAACGCAGCACGCTACAAAATTCCTATTGGTGGGGAATTATTATTAACATGATACAAGCGGAATTTAAGCGCAGGGGAACACCTGCTAGTGCGGAAGCTGTGCATTATTTTGTAATGAGCAAAAGCGCTATTACTCAGCGAACCGTGGTAAACATGGAGACAGGTGAGATATTAGAAACCATGACACGTTCATCCACAGAGCTAACAACTATTGAGTTCTGTGAAATGATTGCCGATGTTCAAAGGTGGGCAGCCGAAGTATTAGATTTGTATTTACCCGATCCAATTGCTGAGTTTAGAGAAGAAAAATTAAAACCAAAACCATGAGCAAAGGAAAAGGCTTTTCCATGACCGATATTGCCAAGCTACAAGCCAAAGGGTTAAAAATTACGGGCTTAGAGCCACGCATTAGCCAAGGTAAGGTGTTTGTATCAGAGCCAAAGGAAAGTGTGCCCAGCGATGGTTCTTTGCTTGTTTTTGAGGGGTTAAAACTTTTTGTTGGCACCAATGTTGACCGGTTGCGCCATTGGGCAGCACGAGCAGCAGAAAAGAAAATTTTTGCCTATCAAATATTGGCACAGAACCCAAAAAAGTTTGAGGGCAAAGTAAAAATTACCATGACAAGATATACTGTTGGTCAAATGGACGAGGACAATCTTGGCACCAGTTATAAATCCTGTGGCGATACTTTGGTAAAAATGGGCATCATTAAAGATGATTCCCCTCAGTATGTGAAGTTTATTGCCAAACAGGTAAAAGTAAAAACCCGCAAAGAACAAAAAGTAACCGTGCATATCGAACAGTATCACGGGGAAGAAGAATTTTTATAAGCCACCAATGTTTGAATCCTGGCTATGATTAAGTGGTTTTAGCGATAGTGCAGGGTTGGCATTGGTGGTAATAGTTTCCCAATGAACCTGAGCCGTTGTATCTCAGCGTGGTATGCTTTAAGTACATAATTTATGAGCCACGTGTGGGGTAGCGGCCAGGAGTCGGGCTAATTTTTAAAAATGACTATATGGAATTGGATTTTGGCAACAAGGAAATAGTGCCGAAGCAAAAAGATTGGACGGGCAATAGGCGAACAACTTTTGCCACATTGGGAGCAAGTTCACATGCGGATCACAAAAGAGAAGCAAACGATTATTATGCAACAGAGCCAGCAGCACTAGAAAAAGCTCCATTCCTACATTTGCTAAATAATGTTTGGGAACCCGCATGCGGTGAAGGGCATTTGTCAAAAGTGTTAGTAGAAAAAGGCATCCATGGCAAGTCAAGTGATTTAATAGCCCGTGGGTATGGCGAAGTGCAGAATTTTCTTACTACTAAAGAGCCCTGGAATGGTTCTATTGTTACCAATCCACCTTTTAAATATGCGGCTCAATTTGTTGTAAAAGCTTTAAGCCTAGTTCCTGATGGTGAATATGTGTGCATGTTTTTACGCATACAGTTTTTAGAATCGGCTGAGCGCAAAAGCTTATTTGAAACAATGCCCCCAAAATACGTATATGTGGCAAGCAAAAGATTGCAATGCGGCATAAACGGTAAATTTGGAGGCAGTAGTGCTGCGTGTTACGCATGGTTTGTTTGGCAAAAAGGGTATCAAGGAGACATGGTATTGCGGTTATTTAATTAAGCTCCGTGGATATGTTTTATAGCCATGGCATTGCATAGCTCATCGGTGGCAATCATTTGCCCGTGGAGCGCAGCCCTGTTTTTGGATAGTTTTTCAATCTCAGCATCCATTTTTTCCATCTCCTCAAATTGTTTCTTGTATAATTTGCTTATAGCCATCAAGTCATCGTTGGATGCCAATGGTGTCCCTAGCTTGGGCAAATATTGCTCAGGTGCGTGCTTGTTGTTGCTTCTGCATAGCTTGCAAATGTCATGGAATCCATCGGGCTTGGTTTTCTTGGCACCATAGCCTGAGTCTAGTTTCTTGTTCCTGCCACATTGTGCACACTGTTTCATTCGGATCATACTTTCTCCTTTATGGTTTCTTTAACAGGGTTGTTTAATGGCTCAGTCCACCAATCTTCAATGGTGTCCATAATAGTTTCCAAGGGCACAAAACCGTTGGGGTCAAAACAGTGCCTTCCTGTATGGGAATAATCAATGGGGCAATTGCATTTTTGGGGTGGTCTTATGGTGTTAAATTCCTTTAGATATAGCCCTCCATTAACATCATAGCCATCAGCAGTGTATATGCCATCTTTGGCTATGTTTACAGACATTTCATCAAAGCATCCGCAGGGCAAATTGCGGTTTATCTCCTTGACTCTTACAATTTTTTGCCCTGAGTAAAATCTCATATCATTGGTTTTAATGCAATGATACGGAAATCGGTTTTCTTATACTTGCCCAAAGGTGCGATATACTTTTTGCGCTCAGCCACACAGCCACAATAGGCTATGCCTTGCTTAATTATGCGCCCATCGTTCCACACTAGCTTCCATTGGGTTGGCTTAGGCTTGCCCGTTGGTAGTCCTTTCTTTGCCATATAAGCTAGTTTTTGGTAATCATTGTATTTCATAGCTATCCTTTGTATGGTACAAAAAATTCAATTGCTTCAATTCCCTGGGTTAGGTACTCAGTGTCCACGGTGCAAAGATTGCTCTTTGCGTTCCGTGGGTTCACCTGTGTGCTTACTATGCCGGCTTTCTTTAGCATCATAATATGTTTGCTCACTAGGCCCTGTGGCACTGGCAAGTTATCGTGGATGTCTCGGACCATACAGTTTTGGTTGGCCAATATGAAATTTACTATATCCATGCGCTCAGAGTGGGCAATAGCTTTTGAAAATATGTAGGCAGTTTTTGCCTGTGCTGAGGCCAGTTTTGTCAATGGTGTCATTGGGCTTGATTTTTAGGGTTGGCAATTGCTGAGATAGCGTTGAAAAGGTTGTCATGGTCAAGCAGGTTGATTGGCTCCGTTTCCCTTTTAAATAGTTTTTCAATGATTTCTTTGGCTTCAAATAGTCCCGATTGTACTCCAAGCATGTGCATTTTGTCCATCATGTCGGTTTCTGCTTGGTAATCAGTTTGTAGTTCAGCTATTTTTTCGTTTAGCTTGTTTTGCAGGTTGTAATATTCGGTAGTAGTCATGTTTGTTAGTTTTTATGGGTTATGAATAGTTTTTTATTGTTCATTTGTTGCCACTGTCTCCTGATGGTGCTTATAGGGCTTACAGTGGTGGCAAAGGTAGTAAGTTAGGCTCACTATCACTAAGGATGCCAATAGTGCAATATAGGCACTTTTATCAGCGTATTTGTAGATGGTTTTGATTAGGCTCATAGTTTTTTAATTGAGGGATGATACAAATAGTTTATTGTCCTTTCGGGCTATGCCAATAAACCACCTTGAGTGCTTACTATCGGTGTCCCATTCCAGTTTTGCCACAGGCTTGCCAATCACCCCGTGCTTAAACAAATAGTTTGCCCGCTTTTGGAATCCTGCCACATGGCGCTCAAGCTCATGGTCCGATTCGGCTTTGAGCCTTGCTACTTGGTTAATTAGTTTTGCGTCGCTCATTATTTGGGGTTTGAAATGATGTAAAATAAGGCAACATACAATATAGCTCCGATTATGGGCAAAATAGCTTCTGCAACGTGCTCAAATGTTGTTTCCCTGGTAACGGGTTCACTTTTGTGTTTTCGTTTCATGGTGAGCTTGTTTTACAATGCGTTAATTAATGGTATTAATTGCCAGTTTGGTTCTTTCAGCCAACCCACACAAAATACGGTGCATTGCCGCCTGAATGGTTTTGGCATTTGCCCAAATAGTTTGAGGGCGTTAACATCATCTCCCTGGCTCAAGTTGGCTGCAATTAGCTTGTAATAATCTTCATTGGTGCGTAGCCCGTGGGCAAATAGTAAGTTTTTCATTATTTCTTGATTTTTAACTGGTTAACAGGAATGCCTAGTTTATTAGCAATTTCATCCATACTGAATTCCTTTATAGGCTTAGTACGATTATTTACAATGTTTCCTTATGAATTCTCAAAATAAATTTTATTGCCATTGGCATCATATTCCCTTTTAACCCAATTTCCATTTGAATTCTCCCAATAGACTTGATTGCCATTGGCATCATATTCTCTTTTACACCAATCTCCATCTGAATCCGCCCAATAGACTTGATTGCCATTGGCATCATATTCTCTTTTAACCCAATATCCATCTGAATTCTCATGATAGACTACATTGCCATTGGCATGAATTTCAAATGGAAATGACTTGATGTTTAGTTGTTGTGCGATTGTTTTCATGTTAGTTAGTTTTTTGGTTAATAGTTTTTGAAAAATCAATAGGGGTGCTCAGGTCAATAATTGCTATCCTTATTCTGTCATACCCGTTGGCCAGTGCCCACTTTTTAGCTTTTGCAATGTGCTCAGGGTTATTAGTTATTAATTGCTCACAATAATCGGGATCACCTATTTTGGTTGCCCATAAAATAGTTTCCTTCATAATTGATACCCGATTGACTCAAGCTCCTGCCTTAGTTGCTTGCTTTGCTTATAGCTTGCCAAGGGCAATTCCTCAAAGTAGTTCCTGCTACATTGGCTATGTTGCCCATTGCTTGAGTAGCAATTTACTATGCCTGTTCCATATAGTTTTAGGTTGTAAAATTCCCTTGGCCATATTGCGAGAATCGTGCCATCAGGCTCAATATAGAATTGTATTAGGGTTGTTGTTTCTGTGTTTGTCATGGCTTGTTAGTTTTTAAGGTTAGAATCCTGCTAGTATTGCATTGTGCTGTTCTTTTGATAGTCCTAGTTTAAAACGTAGTACCCAATGCGCATCAGATAATTCGTTGGCAAAGGGTATATTTTTGCTGTTTAGGTATTGTTTCATTTTTTCAACTGCTTCCAGTACGCTATTTGAGGCATAAAAGATAAATGTACCGATACCATATTCCGTGGTATAAAAACCATAGCGACATATAACATCGTGAATTTCAGCGGAAGCAAAATTTTGCTCCACTTGCTCAAGTAGGGCTTTTTTGTTATACATATTGCTGCGGTGGTGACAATAGGCAAATTCCTTTTGCTCCTCTGTTTTGTCATTCCAGTAGTATTGTTTGCCTCCATATACATGGTCATATGCCAATGGGTTAGGTTCAAAGTACTTGGTTGAAAAAGTAGTAATAAAAGTTTTTAGGATTTTCTCCTCGCTTTTTGGGCTTGTCCAGTAAAAGCCAACTTTGCACCCTGTTACTGGCAGTGTACGCTCAATCCAGTACTTTGTTTCCAGTTCTATATTTTCGCCTGTGGCAAGTAGCGTAAAGTTTCTACCTGTAATTGCTTGGATTAGTTTGTTGAAGTTTGAAGCTTTCATGTTTTTGGTTTTTAGTTTTTGATTATTGAATTGCTGCGTAGCTTGAATCGTATGTCAACCGGTGCATAGTTCCCGCGCAACGGTATTGGCAAGATTCCCCATCAGCTTCCAAGCTCCTGTGAGCCTTGTGTAATGCCTGGACTGCTTTTAGCTTTGTGGGAAAGGTAACGGTATAGTTTCCAAATCCAGCAGGCTGGGCACTGGTGCCACTTGCCTCAATGGCAGTTTTTAGAATGTTGTTTCCTTGTGGTTGTCCTATAATGTTAATAATTGTTTCCATTGGGGTTAGTTTTTGATGTTGTGTTAAAATTAGTTTGTTAGGGTTAAAATAATTGCAATTGAGATTCCAGTTTTTCAATCGGGCGTGCTCTGGTATAGGTGTCATAGGTCCTAACTAGGTAATTTTTGCACTGTTCTACGCTGTTAAGTAGTGCCAATCCTTCGCCATACATTGCCAGGGCTTTGAATCCGTGCCTGGTTTGCTCAATTGTGCCTATTAATTCCGCGCCCTTGTGTACTTGGATCAATTGAGGATTGAACATATCGGGGGCTAATGTTATATTAGTCATGGTTGAGTTTGTTTGGGTTGCTAGTTTACAGCCTTACGGGGCTGTCATCACTATTTGAGGGCTTTGAACCTTAACCTATTGTATTACAATATTGGTTAATTTTTACCCCGTTCAGCTCCGATACGCGGCAAAATTC